TTGGTGCTGGTGCCCGACGCTGTGGGCTGACCCGTCTCCTCTCTGCGCTGGAAGCTGGTTTCATACCCCAGTTGGTCAATCAAGATGTTCTGCGCGATGTCAGCACTGGTCAGCTCTGCTTTGAACTGGAACGCACGGCCCTTGAACGTTCCAGCCACAAATTCCTGCCAGGCCGTATAAGTCGGAGACCCTGAAGGATCGTCGTCAGTCCTTCGCATGTAGAGCTTGGCGTTAACAGCGTCGGCCTCTGTGCCGTCAAAGTCGTTCCAAGTGTCAATCAACGCTGTGCGGGCATCAATGGTGTCATTGGGGAAGAAAGCCCTAGTGACAAACCGCCGCTTGATGTCCAGCGCAAAACGTGCCCCAAGATCAAGCGTGTTGTTGAACTGATACTCAGCAGAGCTGAGGATGTCCCCAAGGAAGTCAAAGGACGTAATCGCGTCAACATCGGTCACATCGTCGATGTTGTCGTCACCATCAATCACCAAGGCATCAAGGTCGTCGCTGTAGAAGCAGTCAGTCTTTGTGCCTTGATACGGCGGGGTGTCCTGATCTTCTCTGCGGGTTTGGATCGTGATCCTGCCAAGAGCATCAGGGAAGTCCATCAGCACGCTGGTGGCGTTCGTGCTCTTATTCCCCAGCTCGTCCTCAAACTTGACCAGCACCTCACCTTCAACAAGCGGGATGATCGCTTCAGTTGAGTTACCCGCAACAGCAGGGATCAGGTCAACAGAGTTAGGCCAGGTTGCAGAACCATCAGTCAGGTTGCTGTGCTTGACGTGAACAAGACCATTCACCTTCACGTCAAGATCAACGGTCTGATCCCAGCGCAGGCGAGCACTGTTAGCGCTAATTGGTTCAATCGACAGGTTCTGCACATCAGCAGGTACTGCCGTTTTGCCTAGCAGCGTGAAAGTTGCTGATGCAGTCTCGCTTTGCTTACCTAGATAATTTTTGGCGCGGATCTGGACAGTGAGCGTGCCAGCTCTCAGCGTCCGCAAAGTCACAGACGGGTTTGAGGTGTTTATCTCAGTAAAGTTGTCGTTATCTAGCCTGTACTTAACAAGAAACTCATTGACATTAACTCTGTCGTGCTGCCAGCTCAGGTCAAAACCAGTGTGAACCGTTTGGCCTTCCTCGTATAAAAACTCAGTGCCACTCAAGCCCTGTGGCGCAGTTGGCGTGCCGTTCAGGTTGCTGATGTCTCGCGTTGTTAGTGCAATGTCTTGTTCAACAGCTGCATAGATTGATGCGTTGTAGGCAACAGCAGTGACACCCACAGTGCCATCACCGCCCTCAGCAACAGACACCACGCGATATTGCTGCGATTGAATGTCGCTGGTTTGAATCAGGTAAATTGCTTGCGCCTGTGGTGCTTGGCTGAAAGCCTCACTGACAGTGATTGCAGTGCCTGAGATGCTGCTGATTGTTTTTGTCTCAACCAAGCCTGTTGGCAACAGGACTGACAACGTCGGACTTGCCGCCAAGTTGACAGACAGGTCAGTGTCGCTGTCGATGGTGACAACGGTTGTCGTTGCAGAGCTAACCCTGCCGCTGCGACGTGTGCCAGCACGCAACGGATCAGCAATGTCGATCACGATGCCTGGGGTGACAGCAATGCCGGCATCAATAGAAACAGCAAAGCTGACTGTTTCTGACAGCAGCCTTTCGCTAGTTAGCAGCCACTTGCCCAGCCTGTGCGCTTGGCCTTGGCTGTAACAGCCGATTGCTTTTACGTCCTTATTAACGATGCCGTATTTGGCAACGGCCTCATGATCCTCAACGTATTCATATTCAACCTCGCCAAGCGTGTCATAGCTTTGCCAAGCCACTGTGGCGCAGGTGTGTCGCGCCTTCTCAGCTGTGCCGCTGTAAGTGAACAAGCCATCAACAACGTTGCTAGGGCCGAGCAGATATTGCGAATCAGCGGGCTTGTCTTGACGCAGAACGAGTGAGCCTGCGCCGTAGTAACTAATGCCTCTAAAAATGCTGGTCAGCTGCTGAATGACGTTGTAAACCTCGTTCCGCGTGTTGAGCAACAGGTTGAGACTAAAACGTGGCTCTTGCCCGCCTTTGCCATCATCAACAAGCTCGTTGCAGTATCTGCTGATTTCATAAAAATCAAACAGATCTAGTGACGATTCAGGCACGGAACAGCCGTACCTAGTGTCCGTAAGCAAATCAAATAAGCACCAGGCCGGATCTGAAGTCCACGTCGCTGCAGACAGCGTGCCATCAAACAATCCTGAATAAGTGATGCGCCCCAGGTGTGTTGTGGTGTCAACAGTGCCGTTGCTAGGGATCCTGACCTTTGTGCCACGAATCAGATATTTTCTGCGTGGGATGTTTTGAAACTGTTTTGAGCTAAAGCGCAGGCCAACTAATGCAGAGTTTGGGTAGGCAAGCTTCTCTGTTTGAATTTCAGTGAAGCTGGTGAAAAAAGTGCTGCTGACTTTTTTGCTTGATGTTTCGTCTGCACTAACTCTGACAACTCGCACATCAACAGGGAAACTGCCTGTGAGTGGCACTAAATAATCGCGTTGATAACGGCTGCTGCTCTTGCCTGAAATCGTGTCAGATACAACGTCGTTGTATCCACCGCCGTCATACTGAATCTGAATTTTAATCTGAACCGAGTGACCAAGGATGTCACCCTTATCAGTTACCTCTTGCAGACTCGGGAGTGAAATAGTTAGACGGATCCTGTCAATCTCACTGTTAGTGATTGTTCGGGTAACTGGCGCAGCTTTAGTTACCTCAACATTGACTGAACGCTCTGTCTGGATTCCACCTGTTGCGTCAGGGATGTGGGACTGCCCCTGCGTTCCGTTGACTGAAGCAACTGCAAAGTTGTCAAAGTTGAAGCTCCCGTCAGCGTTTTGCAGCGGAGTGTCTTCTAAAAAAATGCTTTTTGCGCCGTCGTCAAAGCCTTGAATCTCACCTTCACAAAGCAAGTCGAGAACGTTGGCAAACTGCTCAGACGAAAGCGAATCATCTTGCTCAACAGGCGTGCGGCCACCACCGCCGCCACCTTTGCCGCCACCACCAGAGCCAAGAATTAGTTTTTCTTCGGGCATCAGCTTTTACGGCGGAGGAGGAAAGCCAAGGTGAGATTTTCTTCGCTTTGGTCGTTAGGCGAATGATCTACATCAAGACCGCTGCTAATCACAGCTGACCCAACAAAAAGCCGCCCATAGGCTATTGGCACCGCAAGGCCCTGCTGGCTGGTGTTGGTGATTCCACTGAAGCTAAAGTTTTGGATTCGGTTGGCTTCTTTCAGTTCAAGCCCTGAAGGCGGCGTAGGCGAGATGATCTGTGAGACGCCCGTCAGAACCAAGCCAGCACCAACAGCAGACAACGCCGTGCCGACGGTCGTCAGTGCGCCAATCGTGCTTGGAGCTAGTGGGCCAAAAACACCAAACGCAGAGCTTCCAAACAAGCCAGCGCCAGGGAACAGGAACGACGCACCAATCAGCAGACCGCCAAAAATAAACCGGCCAAAGCCACCACCGGCACCAGCAATAACAGGCGTGATGCTGAAGACTTCACGCTCTGACCAAGGCAAACCCAGCACGCTCACGTCACTAGGTGTCGCCTCTTCTCTGCCAACCCTCACCCGATAGGCAATGCCATCCTGCTCACTATCAATAAGCCACTTGTCTAGGCCAGGAAAATTGACGCATAGAGCCTTGATCGCCTGCGCTGGTGTTGCCACGTTCAACTCAAACCGGCACTGGCCTAATCGCTCCCGCAGAGCGCCGTAGACCTTAACGACTTTCATGACGTATCGCCCGGTCTGTGGCCTTCAAATAATAGCCACCCAGTAAATCCCTAGAACTCAAGCGGCCCTGCACATGATGCAAAATCTGCTGGTCGCCAAGGTAAATGGCAGCGTGGTTTGGGACAGGTGACTGCAGGTTCATCAGCAGCAGATCACCCCTCTGCAGCTGCTCAATCAGCACCCGTGAAAACCCTTCCTTAGCGAAGTTCTCCACATACATGTTTTCCCCGTTGTGCCACCACTGATCACGGCGGTGATAGTCCCTCAACGTGATGCCATATTCACGCTGAAAGAAGTCGCGCACCAACGTGTAGCAGTCCACAATCCCGTGGACAAACTCACGGCCTACATACTGCAGCTCAAACCCGTCTGGCTCGCAGTAGCCCCAGCCCTCAGTTTTCGGGTTGACGATGAACCAAGGCAATCCGGACTTTTCACAGGCAACACGGTCAGCCTCTGACGGCCTGGGGTTCGTCACAGGATGACTGTGGACGATCGCCACAACCTCGCCTTTGTCCTCTACTTCATGCCAGCCATCAAGCACAAAATGCTCATCCGGTGTCTGGGCAATGTTGCGACAGGGGAAATAACGACGCCTGCCCTTCACAACAGCAACTAGCCCGCAGGCTTCCTTTGGGAACTCATCCTTAGCGTGCTGCAGGATTTCCGCCTGCATGGTGGCAGTCAGCTTCATCGCGTCAGGCCCGCCCCAGGGAAGGATCCAAACGGCAGCGTTCCGTTTTCACCGAACCGCAGCTTGCAAGATGCAAGACGTTTCCCGCACACATCCTGAGCCAGCGTGCTCACGCTGTTGCCGTTCACGTCAAAGTAGTTAGTGCCGGTGTAACTGCACTCGCTGCTCCTATAGATCCATTGGCAGGTGTTAGCCACGATCTGCCGCTTAGGCAGTTTCTGCCCGACAAGGTCAAACTCACTGGCAAGCTCGAAGGTGACAACGTCGCGGGTCTCTGTTGCCTTGCGGTTGATGCGCCAAATCTCCGTGGGGAACCTCGCGTTAGGGTCCGCCGTCGATTCGCCGTCTAAATAACGCTTCAGGGTGCGGATCCGCTTGACCGTTGCGCCCGTCAAATCGTTGCCCGTTGTTGTGGCATTGACCAGCGCCAGCAGCGTTGTCATCGTCCCGTCCAGGTTGGCGATGCTTAGCGTCGGCTGCGGAAGCGTGCCGCCGGAGCGCATCTCAAAACCATCAGCCTGAACAGGAAAGCGCGTATAGGCGTTGCCGTCAAAGGTGATATTGCCTGTCACGTTGGCATTGCTGCCAGCGTGGAAACGATAAACGTCAGAGCTGCCGTGCAGCGTGCTGTCTAAGTGCAGCTCAAACAGCTCAATAATCGCGCTAGGTGCAAGAACAGAAACATCCTCGTAGACGCTGCTGATCGCAGTCCAAACAACAGTGTTATCAGTGATTGTGCTGCCGATGTCTGTCGGCCAGCTCGGCTCACTGCTGGCAGAGGTGCCAGCCGTTGTGCAGCGAAACCACAGGCCACTGGCTTGGCTTGTGGTGGCCCTGCGTATATCACCAACAGAAAACGCGGTGCTGGCTGCCCAAGCTGCTACTGCTGCCATTACGGTTCAAAGACTTGACGGAAAGTGGCGTTGATTGTTGCCAAGTTTGCGTATGGGATCGTCTTTGTCCAGCTGGGGCAGACCCACTTGTAAGAAGTAGAGGAGCCTGGCGGCTGCCAATCAAAAGACGCACCATCGTCAGCGCGAGCATCCAGAAAAGTTTCAATCGTGTCTGAATCAGTCTCTGAGATGTTCTGAAAGGTCAGCGTCCATTCTTTTGGATTCTGGTGCTCGCCATATCTCAAGCGAAGTTCGTAGCCGTCACCGAACTGCACACGCCGCAGCCTTGGTGCGCTGTTCTTCTGCGCGTTGTAGTCAGGATCGATAGAGGGGAAGGTGGCCATAATCAGACTGTTGCAAGCAGACCGCCAGGACGCTTCTGCTTCAAGATTTCAGTTTGAACAGCAACGCCAATAGCTTTGCCCAGCTGTGACGCTTGTGCGCTGTCACCCTGCACTGAAGAACCCGAAGCATCAACACTGACATTCACGGTAGTCATTCCACCGCCTGCAGCTTCAACACCAAGGCGACCGCCACGCCCGCGACGCAGCGGCATGATTGCCTCAGGGCCTGCTTCTCCCATCAGGCCCATGCCGCGAGCCATCGGGAACAGCGTTGGCTTGTTTACAACACCGCCGTAAGCAAAAGGAACAACGTTGTTCTGTGCGAAAACGCCGCCCTTGGCAAACGGCAGGAAGCTGAACAGCTTGCCCATGCCGAACTGCAGGAACATGCTGCCAAGCTGTCTCAGGATGCCAGACAAAGATTGGCCAAGGCTCTTAGTGCCCTCGATCAAGCCCATAATTGCGTTGCCTAGACCTTCCTTTACGGTGGTCTTCATGTCCTCAAACAACTGCTGAGATTCGGTCAACTTTGTGTTGACTTGGTCTTGCGCCTCGCCCATTGCTCTGACGACATCTAAACGGTCAAGCGTGTAATTTGTGAGCAAATTGCTTTGCTCAAGCTCACGGTTGTTGCCAGTGATCCCTTTCTCTTTTAACTGTTGTATTGCAAGGTCATAACCTAAATCAATCTCTTTCAACCTGTTGCCAGCAAGCCTTGCGGCATTGATCTCTTTTGTTAGACGCAAAACGTCAGCAGAAACCTGCTTTGGCGGCTTGCCTGCAGTGCCTGCTGTTCCTGTTGTGCTGCCAGGAGTGACTTGGACAGGTGTAAATCCTCCAGTGCTGCGCTGGAAGTAGCTGGCCCCAGCCTCTGAGGAGCCAAACAAAACTTTTTGCTGCGCTTGCATGTCCTTAAAGAACTGCGAGCGCGTGTCTTCTAAACCAACCTGAGCAACATTTAGCGCCTCGCCAAACTTGCCCTGCCTGACAAGGTTTGCAATGCTAACCAAGTCAGTCAAGACTCTTGTGAAGAACCTCATCGACTGAACAAGACCTAAAACAACCGCGCCAACACCACGCACGCCGACCTCAATGGTTTTAAACAACGGGCCAAAATCAGTGCCGCTGTCAAACAGATCGCTGAACACCTCAAGGATGGCGTTCAATGCAGGCAGCAGTGCGTCAGCAAGCTGCATCCTGAAGCCTTCAAACTGAATCTGCAGGATTGAAATTTGGTCGTTGAAATACTCTGCGTTTTGCGCAAAGTTCTCGCTGGTCTCGTAATTGAAACGCTCAAGCGCCTCAGTGCCACCGTTCAGCAACGTGATCAGTTTTGACCCAGAGCGGCCAAAAATGTCCATTGCAATGGCTGCCTTCTCTGGGCCATTGGGCAAATCTGCAAACTTGTCTGCAATCTCGCCCAGCAACTCATCAGAAGGCTTGAGGCTGCCGTCTGCTTTCTTGACGCTCAGCCCCAGCTTTGCGTATGCCTCTGAATAGGTTTTAACGCCATCAGCAGCTTCGCCCTGCGTGCGTGCCAGCGTCCGCAGACCTGTCTCAAGGTCACTCTGACTAACATCAGCCAGTTTGCCTGCGTTGGCGTATGCCTGCAGCTTGTCAGCCGCAATGCCTGTTCTGGTGCTCAGCTTGCCAAACGCATCAGCTGAATCAATCGCACCTTTTACAAACGCGCTAAAGCCAGCAACAGCAGCAGCAGCAAACAACGCCTTAAATGCGCTGCCAACGCCACGGACAGCCATGCCAAGGTTCTTGGCCTTGCCCTCAACTCCTTGCATGGAGTTGCCAAGGCGCTTGATATTGTTTTCGCCCTTAGTTTTGGCGTCGATTAACAGACCAAACTTGGCAGCCATTTAGTTGCTCTCCTTGTTCAGGATCTTGACCGCCGCAGCCTCCATGACCTGCAAATTTTCAAGCACGGTCGGCTGGTCCTCGACTTCATACAGTCTAAACAGCCATTCCACTGCTGAATAGTCCAGCCCGCAAACGCCTGCAGACGTTGTGCGCCATTGCGTCTGACAACGCAGAAACATCTCAACAGCAGGCCAGTTGTCAGGCCACACCTCAAAATGCTCAGGCGCATCAGGCACAGGCAACGCCAAGCCAAACGCTTGGGCATCAGCCATCAGCTCTGACTTGTCATCAGGGCCGCTGAATAGATACTCAACGGCCTCCTCTAGTTTTTTCTCTTGGCTCCCTGCTTGCTTTCCAAATAAGCGCCAGCAATCGCGCTAGCCATCATCGGCACGTCGAGCAGCTCGTCACGCTTGGTGATGCTGTAAGGCAGTTCCTTGCCGTCCTCATCCTCAACACCTGCCCAGCCTGACATCACCTCGCGGGCAATCTCAACATCAGACAGATTGCCTTCACCGCTCAGCTCAGCAATCTCCAGCAGACGGCTTTGCGTCAAGTCTTTGAACTCAACATCAAAAGTGACCCGCTCGTGTTTGCCCCCATCAACAGGGACATCCACAGAAACGGGCCACTTGTAGGTGTTGGACTTTTTGAGGACGAATCCCATAAAAGGAAAAATTCATCCCAAAACTAGCGCACTATGTAAGTGCCAGGCTGTACTCATCGTTGCC